ATGTACGCTGTCTTTTCTGCATCAGCTAACAACAGGCACTGCTTAAAATGTTCTACGTGTCCATTCAGTGGCACAAAATCAAGCATCTTTATTTGTTGTATGCCTTCATCGTTTTCAAAGTAGGAGATAAAAATACACTTTTCAAAGTCAGTACATACTAGGTGTGCTACACATTGCCAATAGGCAGCCTTGCTTGTGTAGAATAGATGTGCAGGAGATTTGCAAAGTAAGTACTTGCAATGATAAGGCAAAGTAGGACATTTAATTTCTAGTGCTATTCTTTGATTATCCCTAATTATAACAGCATCGGGTTTACTGTGTAGAATCGCTGGATGCTCATTCCATCTGTACGACCTTGTTTTTATAGCTTCTAGCTCGTTTATTTCTTCAAACATAGACAATGCTTTAGGCTGCTGTATAATGCCTTGTATCATATTCTTGTTTGTGTATTTGTCAAGTGGTCTCCTGGTTATTTGCTCTATAGCTTTTTCTAAACAAAGTGTCTTTGCACCTTTGCGAAGTACTGCTTTTTGATCAGGGTTACTAATAAGCCTGTAAACATCTGACGCTGCAAAAACACCTTGTAAAGTTTCCATATTTATATATTTTGCTCACACCACAAAGCAGTGTGTAATAAACATTCTACATATATATCCTGTATTTCCTCATTCATCAATAGCTGCACGTCCTCACGATTATCGAAAAATAAAAACTCTGGTAAAATAGCAGGACACGCAGTATTACGTACCATCCAGAACCCTGCTTCGTAGTCTACATCGTTATCGTTGTAAGTCTGTTTAAGTAGCTTAAAACCGCTTACATTTTCAAATGCTGTTTTAACTTCGTGCCAAAGTTCAGATGCTATTTTATCTGAGCTTGTTTGACCTTTGGACGTAAATACACAAAATCCCCGTGCCTTACCTGTAAATACACAAAATCCCCGTGCCTTACCTTGACTACTTGCATTGCTGTGCAGTTCAAACAAGATGCACTTTTGTTTATTTCTGTGGTGTTCGTTTATCTGTGCAGACTTATAGCGTAGTGACCAGTCTTTGTAATCGTGATAGAACCGCTTATAAGTCAGTCCAACCTCCTCCATACGCTTAATAAGCTTTTCAGCTATGGTACGATTCCAAACACCTTCACAAAACATGTTACCCAAAACATGTTACCTACATGTAGATTTAGGTTATCATGTATCTTAAATTTACTAGGATAAGTTACATATTTTCCTGTGTCGGGATCAATTCCACCGTGACCAGCCGATATAGCATAACAGTACTTGCTTGGCTGCTGTTTGTCCTCTAAAAGATCTGTCAGCAAATTAAGCTGTTTTTCTAGCTGAGACTTTAAAAAACGCAGATCTTTGACTACTTGCTTAATCTTCCTCTTGTCCATTGAAATATTTATTTAGCTTTTTTAGTAGCCAACGGATAACCTTATTTGGATCTACTTTTTTATCTGTTTCTGCATCTGCTTTGTCAATCCAAAATGGTTTAAGTAGATCGTGTGTGTTACATGATAGTAGATACTTAGTTTCTGTACTGTCTAGTACTTCTATCTTTAGATGTCCACTGAAATTAGCATCCATGTTGTCATTTTCAATGTTTAATGTGTTCATCTTCTTGTTTTTTTAGTTGTGCAAAATCATCTATGCTAAAGATGTCTGCTTCAATTTTAAATAATTCTGGTATATAAAATTCTGTGTTGTGCTTAGTTTCTACTTGCAATAAAAACACAGATGCAATTGCAGTGCAAACAAGTGCAGACGCTAAGCGCCCGCACCTTTGCTTTGCTTTTACATACTTTTGTTTACTAGCCTGTATTCGAGCAAATAATTCTTGTATGCTTGTCATAGTTTGTCGATTTTATCCTCTATCGTGTCGTACTGTCTTATCATACGCTCGCAGTATGCTATTAGCCTGTCTATCTTTATATTTTGGTCAGCTATTGCGCTTATACGCTTTTTGACTAGTTCTTCTTCTAGTTTGTTTAGTTTTTTCGCATTATGCACACTAGTTGCTGTCTCAAAAAGATACATGCAGCAAAGTATTAGCATAGATACAGCGCAAACAGACAGTAAAATTGGGGCTAAAAATTGGGACATTTCTTAAATAGGTTAGTTAAATAATTAGGTTAGCCCATTGATGTTTACAGTTTCTATGTCGTTACTTACCATGCTGTTTAGTTGTAGTTTGGTATAATTTTGATCACTTGGCTGTACATAGTTACGAATCATATTAGAATAAGAATCGTTACTACCATCGCCCATTAACCAAACTTGGGTAGATTCGTTTGCAGATCCAGTATTTTTGGCAAAATTAGATGTATTAGATGAATAGGAGGGTCTTCTAAAGTCGTTACCTACTTTAAAATTTTGAACCCACTTAACAGGGTCTGTAATCATTTTCTTAATTTCATTATCAGTAGGCATAGTTTGATTCTTTTTTAGTGTAGTGACTACCATGCTAGCTACTTTCCCGTGAAAGCTTCTATTTGATCCTCTACCTCCAATAGTTAAATGACCACCAATTGATCTATCCATCCTATCGCCTGTGTTTAGCCACTTTGATGGACCAGATTGATTGAATCCTACACTGCTAAATGCGTCTAAATCGCTCATAATTCTAACATCAAAGCAGTCAGCTAAGTTTGCAGCAGTTGCATTTGATGCACTAAGTCTAGTACCTTTATGTGCTATGTATACGCCGTACCACCTAGAAGAACTTATACCTGTTGTGATTTGTAGCTCGTTTTCAGATCCCGACCTTCCCCAATGCAAATATAGATTTCCGCTTGCTGATAATCTTAAAGCTATATTATCTTGGCCACTAGATGCACCCTCGCCATAATTCCATATATGCTGATTAGAGTTATTCAAATCTGCCTTAAATACTGTAGCAACAGCCCAAGGTCTAGAGTAGTTTTGGTCAGAAGTTTTGGATGTATCAGTAGAATTAGCACCTACAGTAGTACCTGAAAAACCCATTGATAACGCATTTACTGAAGACCAATTAGATACCTGCATAGCGTACTGATTAGAACCGCTAAAATCTAGAGCCTTATTCCAACTTGTTAAATTAGTTGGCGCTGTTGGTTCTGTGTATTCTGCAAAATACTGCAAGTCTAAATCTAAGTCAGTGCCTTTTGTGGCAATAACTATGTTTTTATTACCTGCTGTTGTTGTTGCTTGCAAAGACCAATACCACGGCAAAGTTGCATAATTATAAACAGTTGTGCTAGGGTTATGCCCTTGAGAATCTACCAAAGCACCAAAGCTAAGTGTAGTATTATCATTAATTAGTACATAGTCATATAGACCGTTTGTTAATGACCCAATTCCTACACTTACTTGCTGTGATCCCTGGATGTGTGTCTTTAAACGCCAGTTATTAGCGGCTCTATCTGAATCAGAACAGCTAAACTCATATGCTATTATGAAATCGTTATTGGTTATGGTAGAATAGTTTGAATTGTTAGGTTCAGATGGAAAACCAACCCAAACCGACTTTGTACCTGTACCGCTCGTAATTTTTGGTAGCACAAAGTAATCCAACCATTCTTTATTGATAACGAACCTTTCACCAACACCAACCGACTCGTCAATTTCTATGAATGAACCATCATCCATAGTGTCAGACTCAATCAATGGTGTACCACCAATATGTGTTACACCTGTGATTGGTGTTACAATCGGTGCTGTCGTGTTATTGATGATAATGGTTAGTGTACCTTGACTAGTACCATAACTGTTAGTCCTGTATACTGTTACCGTTGTAGTGTCACTTGGGTTTGTACTTGTATCTCCTGTTACTTCGGGTGCTGTACCTTGCAGATATCCATTTACTAGCGTCCATGCAGGAATACCGCCAATGCTTGTAACAAAACCTGTATTACCTGTCGGATGCAGTTGTAGGTTTAGTGCATCGCCTTCATTTACTGTAATTGTCTGATTACTAAATGCGACAGGTGCAAAAAGGTCATCGTTTTGCGTCACGATCTCATTATATGTAATATTTGTGGTGTTAGTTGGTGCTGTAGACGTGTGCATAGCTCC